CCCGGGTCTTGGAGCTCGCTGTCTTTGGACAAAGCATGTATCAAAGCAAAGAACCCGTCTGTCTTACGGGTTCTGGGCTCGATCTTGTGGTAAGTGGTATTCCCTTTGGGGTCAAGCACCACACAGGTGTTGTTGACATACCAGCGCATGGTTGGGTTATCCCCAAAGACAATCGTTTCTTCAGCGAACATCGTGGTAATCAAGGGCGCTATCTTGGCGTGTGTTATAGGGCCACTAGGAATGATGCTCAAAGGTAATCCAGCCTTAGTAAACGCGTCGCGCACAACTTCGGCCCGGTATCTGTCCGCCACAATATCGATGATATGGTACTTCCGGGCCTGCTCGATGAACCAGTTCGCAATATGCTCCGGTGTGATGATGTCGCCGTAGACGATAGTGACAAGACCCTTTTCAGCCATCTCCTCAACGGGGAACTTGATGCGCCGGTTTTCCATTTTGAGCGCTTGATGACATACGAACGTGTGCTCTATCCAGAAACGCCTGCCCTTATACTTGAAGAGCAAGCCGCAACTTGCGAAGTCGTTAATCTGCGCATAGTCAAAAGCTCCGATGCACGGCTGCCCCTCAAGCTCCTTCCACGGGATAGGCTGATCGGTAGCCATGATCTTCTCCCAAGGAGCGACGACAGTGTAACTATCAACCGCCGGCAGGTTCATGCGCTTGGTCATAAACTCACTCGCCATGCTGGGTTGATGCTTGGAAAGTTCGTAATCCTGCTCCATTTGGAACTTCAATGTTGGGAAATACGGTAGCGAAGGATTCGCTTTGACCCACATCTCCGGATTATCCCGTTCCTCCTCTTCGTCAATCTTGTAGATGAGAGGGAGGAAACGCAGGTTGGTTATCTCACCAGACAGCACCTTTTCGGAGAGGTCTAGAAGTTGGTCTAGCACACCACCACGGACATAGCCGTTTGTCGTGATATAAAAAATCCGGGAGTGTTCCCTCTTCCCAAAGCCGCTGCGGAACACATTGATTAAATCCCAGTCCTCATACTCGTGTACCTCGTCAAACACCAAACAGGCCGAGCGCTTGCCGTCCTTAGTCCTGGAATTCGAAGTGTTGTACTTGATGTATGATTTGGTTTTGATGTTTTGGATAATTTCTTTGGTCTTGTAAAAGAATTTCTTTGATTTGCTCCAGCTGCTTTCCAGTACTTCATACACATCATCGAAGCTGGTCTTTGCCTGCTCTTGCGAGTTGGCAATGATGTCAACGTTGTATCCTTTAATACCGTGATAATGAGTGGTCAAATACCACGTCAACCCAGCAATAAACTTATTCTTGCCGTTTCCCCGGCCAACCAAGATGAAGAAGGTGTCAAAAACCACAGTATCATCCGGATAATAGCAGTGGACCAGAGCGACCACAAGCAGTTCCCAAGGGACCAGCTTTATATCAAAATAGCGCTCGATTAACTCGACCGCTTTTCCCGTTTTAGCTTCATCGTGATATACTCCCGGCTCGGACAGTTTGTCCTTGATGTAGGATACAGCCTGTTTAAGTTCCTTACACGCCGGGATTTTGCCCTTCTCTATCTGGTCCAGGTAATCAAAGATATAGCTCTTGCTGATGTCACCCCACATCTACATCACCACCACCTCCGCCACCATCGCATCTGTTTGCTATTTATTGTCCTTGCGCTTGTCCTGCTTCGGCCTGCCCAGCGGCCGGTTGACCAGCAGCATTTCCGGGTCCTGCCGGATAATCATGCCGGTACCCTTAACCATGGGCTTCGGGTTCGACCGGACCATCATCACAATCACTCCTTACATCTCATCGCCATCATCATCGATAGCCGAGACATCAGTAGCCTTCAATCCAAGCTCACTGAGTATCTTCAACATCTGAGCGTTGACCTTGACCAGTTCGCTCACGCTGTCGTTCTTCTTGTAGCCCCACTGATTGGCTCCGTTCTGATACTTCGTAGTCACTCCGCGCTCTTTGATGTCTTTAATCAGAGCGTTCTTTACGTCCCACAAGGCCATGTAGTCGTCGACGAGGTCAAGGTAATGCCGCCCATACACTCCTTGCCGCTCCAACTGGTCAATCAAATCCTGCCTAATTTGCTCTCGAATCTGATCTTTTTTCGTCTTGGCCACACCACCTCACCCCCTAAAACTTAGCAAATTGCTCTAAAGCCACCCCGCCTCGTGCGAAAAGCTGAAAAATCTGTTTTGGCAGTTACCCCCCGCCGGTCCCCAAGGCCGCTTGCAAATCGATTTTTCTGACCCGGGGGGCATCACCACCGCTCCGGGAACCTCTCAGCCAACTCGTTTCTCTTGCGCTGCACAATCCGGTGAATGAACCGCTCCGGATGCTCTCTGTTGTGGCACGCAGCGCACACACTCAAGAGATTATCATCATCAAGCGCCAGGTCCGGCCTGTTCTCCAAGTGGAGTATGTGGTGCACCGTTGTGGCCGGAGCGAATCCGCCTTCTTCTT